TAGATATAGAGGGGTCAGATTTGTCGTTAGAGGTGTCGCAAATTATGGTAAAGTTTTTGAATGACTGCTTACAGCAGATCCATCAAGATACAAAATTGCATTAAGTGAATAGGGGTATGGGGAATGGAACAAAGAACCGAGGAATGGCTACTCGCCAGATGTGGCAAGGTTACTGCTAGTCGGGTTGCTGATGTCCTAGCCAAAGTAAAGACTGGGGAGTCTGCGTCTCGCAAGAACTACAAGATGGAGTTAGTAGTTCAGCGATTGACAAAACAGCCAGGCGAATCGTTTACCAATGCTGCGATGGAATGGGGAACTGCCACAGAGCCACAGGCTAGGATGGCATACGAGGCTCATACAGGCTCTTTTGTAGAGGAGAAGGGGTTTATAGATCATCCCACAATAGAAGGCTTTGGATGCTCTCCTGATGGCTTGGTAGGGGATGATGGGCTTATAGAGATTAAGTGCATGAATACCGCAAATCATGTAGAAACAGTTATTGAAGGCAAACCACCAAGTCGCTATATACCGCAGATGCAATGCCAGATGGCAGTTACTGGTAGGCAATGGTGCGATTTTGTTGCCTTTGATCCTAGGCTTCCTGAGGATTTACAGTTGTTGGTAGTAAGGGTTGATAGAAATCAGGAATATATCGACCAGATGGAAGTAGAAGTAAAGCAGTTTTTAAGCGAGGTCAATGACCTATTTAATCAATTGAAAGCGAGGCTATAAATGGCTTATGAAATGAAAGATGGCAGCTTTAGTCTGTTTAAGAACGACAAAAAGCTCACAGATAAACACCCTGATTACAAAGGGTCAATCAAGATCAACGGAGTTGAGCATTGGTTTGATGCTTGGTTAAAGGAAGGCAAGAAGGGGAAGTTTTTATCGGGTCGGATTGGAGATCCTAAGAAACAAGGCTTTACTCCAAAAGGCGATGATGAGATGCCAAGAAGTAGTGGCATCCAAGATGACGATATGGCTATACCTTTTTAGGAATAAAATTATGAAAAAGACAATTACTGTTGTATTAACAAATTTGTTATTAGTTAGTAGTGCGTTTGCTTGTCAGACTCAGACTCTAGTAGTCGGAGGAAAGCTGCAAGTCTGCACAATCTGTGGATCAGTAGTAAGCTGTATGTAACCCCCAGATGAGATCGGCATCAGTAGGTGCAATGCCTACACCCTTCACAAGGAGTGCTACCCCCCTACCGATCAGGGTAGCATAAATACGCTATGAGCTTCCAAAAAGACCTACAGAGAGGCTTGGAAGTCGAAGAAATAGTGTTGGGTATTCTGCGCAAGAAATATCCTTGTGCAAGCCTTATAAATGCGTTTAAAGGCTATGATATTTGGATTCCTGAGATCGACAAAGCAGTAGAGGTAAAGTATGACCCGATGAGCCAAGAGACAGGCAATATTGTCATTGAGATTGAGATGTATGACAAACCTTCTGGGCTTATGGCAACACAAGCTGATTTCTGGGTTTTCTACGATGGGGAGATGTTTGTAATTATGCCAGTCAAGCACATATTTAAGTGTATATTCGACTGCAAATTACAGTATGTGGAGTTTGTTGGAAAGGGAGACACCCGATCCAAGAAGGCATTTTTAGTAGATAAAAACACCTTGTTTAAGTATGGCAAAATACTATGAGAGGTAAAGAGCTTTTTCTGCTTCTCTGCGCCTGGTTAGTCCTCTTAGGACTTTCCCACCTGCTTTATTCCATTTTGGGAATTCTTGCGCTGCACCCACCACATCACCTCTGTTGTGTTTCTTTCGGAGTGTAGAGATTTGTAGATTGCCTAGCCCAAGATTAAAGGCAAAGCTGACGAGTGCATCAAAGCGAGGCTGAGTAAGATTAAGAGGACATAGTCGTAATACCCCTCTTTCAAAGCGTATAAGATCCTTTTTAAGTAACTCATCTGCTTCTTCCTGTGTAAGCTCTCTAAACCACTCTATAGGCAGAGTTTTGCCATCGCCTATAAGATGACCCCATCCGACTGTCCAAAGCCCTATAGGGTCTCTATACGGCTTTAAATGGCATCCTTCAAACTGCTTGATAAGGTTTAGCCCTTTTTCGCTAGTTTTCATCTCCGAGCGTTGAACGCCTGCGATCCAAACCAAAAGGCAATAATGGATGACCAGATAGTAATTGTCTCCTCCGACCATAGGATCTTGAGGGCTTGGTCAAATGGAACGGCATGATGCCAGGCATACCAGAATCCAGCGATTTCTACAAATAAAAAGATTAGGAACATTCCGTAAGTAACCGCAGGGCGAACCATAGCCCTAGCGTTAATCACCCAATGGGATGCGCCTTTAGCCAAGTCTGTATCGTGTTGATACATGGCTATCTTTTCGTCTTTTAGTGCGCTAATCTCAATTTGATCTGTGCGAATTTCTTCTACCCTAGCCTGTGCCAAGAATCCTTCTTTAGCTAAAGTCAGTTCTCTTTCGGTCTGTAGCCGAGCCATTTCTAGTTCATGCTTTTTATCACCACGATCTTGGAAAAAGTCTAAGAACTTAGGCAAACCACCAGCAAGAAAGGAAAGGAGTGTAGAAACTAAAGTAATCATTTCTTAAAGAATAAGTCTGCTAACCAAGTTACAAAACCACCGAATACAGAGGCAGCTCCCATAATTGCCCAAAGAGATCCCTTAGACCTCTCTGCCATAGCAACTAACTTCTTAATATCAGATTCCATGCTATCTACTTTTTCTTGCAGATGCTCGACCTGGGCTACTAGACCACCAAATTTGAATGGGTCAAATTCAAACTTATCGTTCATCCTAGCCTCCGCTTACTTTGCGACTTTTTTGCAACAGTTTTCGTTTTAGTCGCGACTTTTTTGCAAGGTTTGGCAATAGGAAACTCTAGTGTGGCTTTGTGTGTATAGCCAAATTTATCTAGCACCCAGTCGATAATAAACATTTAATCCTCTTTTTTCTCTAAAGACTCTTTTAGCATCTTCAAGAAAGCATCTTTACCTACTGCAAGTTGCTGTGCTTGAAACTGCGTAGAAGCTAGTTTGCGGTCTAAATCAAGGCAATGGTTTGTGAGTATGATTTGTTCTTCTGTGAATGTAGAAGTGTCATATTCTTTTCCATCAATCGTAATGGGTTTCGCTTGTTTTTCGCCCATGTCATTCTCCTATTTAAGTTACCAGGGTAATCCAGACTCCTGAACTGGATTCTTTTGAGCATTGATCTGATCTGCTAAAGAAGCCTCAACAGTATCTTTGCCCAAAGAATTTTGCACCCATCCAATGACTTGCTCTTTAGTCAAGCTATTGTATGGAGTAAAGTTTGTTTCTTCTTCTGTGTATCCTACAGTTCCATATGTAGAAGCAGTAAAGTCTCCATCTACAGCAGAAACTGTGTAGTGAACTGTTACTACAAATCCATCAGAGGTCTTGCGATCCATCTGAGCAATATCCCAATTAAATTCCATACTATGCTCCTAATTGATTTTGCTGTGCTTGATAAGCAGCAATGACTTCTGGTGTCCATACAGCAGCACAGATAGCTTGAACATTGGCTGGCTGAGAACTTACATCATCTGCTGGAGCAAATGAAGTTCGATGATATTTTTTAGAAATCTCTACACCATCTTCTTTGATGGTTGTGGTTTCCCGAGCCAATACAATACCATTTTCGCAAACAGTAATTTGGTCGATTGCTACATCTTTTGTTAATGCCATTTTATTTCTCCTATTAAAAATCCGACTAGACTAATCTGGTCTAGTTATACAAAATACATTCCAGAAAATTCAAAATTGCCAGTTGCAGCATAGCTACCAATAATATACACATTGGTGTCTGATGGACCAATAAAAATAATTGCACCAGCAGTTTGATTAGCGATAGTGCCGCTGCCTGTACCTGATGCTGTTGATGTAAATGGCAATCCACCTATATAAGTTCCAGCAGCTCCAGCAATGCTTGTGCTGCCAATTACTTGACCACGGAAAAAAACTTGTCTGCCAATTTTTGTATATGTGCCATTACTAGAAAATGAACCAATAACAGTTTGATTACCAACAGCAGGAGTCCAAGTCCCTTCCTCATAATCATCTAGTGTATTAGCGTCAGTCTGTGCAGACTGAGTAGCAGGGAATGAAATACCTTTAGATACTTGCACATCTCCAGCATTTGCTCTAGCGGATGTTATACCGACTAATACATTACCACTAGAGTCGATACGCATCCGTTCTGTGGGTGTTGCAGAACCATCAGCCGTTGTTTGAAAAACTAAACGACCCGGCATATCATTTGAACCGGGTGTTCCATCTACTTGTGCAATAATTTGTGCGCCTATTGTTGCCAAATCCGTTCCATCTGCACCGCTAAAGCTAATAACACCTAATTGGTCGCCAGACTGAACAATAGTATATGAGCCATCAGAAGTTCCTCTTGATTTACCAAAAGATAATCTTGGTGCATTGGCATCATTAACATAATCACTTAAATTTATTGAAGAGTTATCAACATTTCCGCTTAATTGCAGACCACCATCTACTTGACCTACAACCCTAGCAGTAGTAGAACCTATGAGAAGTTTCCCACTAGCATTTAGCGTCATTGCTTGGGTGAAAGTAATAGCGTTTCCCGCTGTGCCTGATGGTGCTGTGTTGAATGTTATACCACCAGAGGTTGAATACTCAATACGAGTTGCTACTCCTGTTTGCGTGTAAGTAAAAGTATCAACGGCACTTTCATAAAAATTATGACCTAGTATAGAAGCTCCGTTGTTCCTACGACCAACAACAGCATTGCTGACTGTTATAGTTTTTGAATTTCCTGCCCAAGCACTAGGAGTAACACCAATACCTACATTACCACTAGAGTCGATACGCATACGCTCGGAGTTATTAGCATCAAAAATCAAAGCATCAGAACTGTTGTCGTATGTAATACCTGCCCTAAAACTATCATCTGTGTCACCGAATAACAAACCAGCAGTATCAGCCACACCAGTTTTTATACTAATGTAAGTGTTGCTAGCCTTTTGAATACGCAATACAGAATTTGAGTTAAAGGTATTACCTGAATCTTCGCCAATTAAAAGCCTTCCGCTAGAGTCAATTCGCATTGACTCAACACCACCTTCTGTAAAGGCAATAGTGTCGGCTGCTGGGAAGAATATACCTGTGTTGGTATCGCCTGATGTGGTGATAGCTGGTGCTGATACTGTTCCTGCTTGAACTGTAGTAACACCAGTAGCCTCTAGTGTGGTGAACTTACCTGCTGCTGCTGTCGTTCCACCGATTGCTGTGCTGTTAATTGTGCCACCAGTAATGGTTGCACCAGAACTAGAGAAAGTATTAGCTGTTAGGCTTCCAGATACTACTGTTGCACCACTAAAAGTTGTTGCTCCTGTAGCAGACAAAGTAGTAAATGCACCTGTATTAGCTGTCGATGCACCGATAGGTGTATTGTTGATCGAGCCACCAGTAATGACAGGGTTTGTAAATGTATTGCCTGACAAGGCTACACCAGTAATAGAACCGCCTGTAATAACAGGAGCAGTCATGGTATATGTACCGCCACGAATACCATCTCCGACATCTCGGATCTGCGCCATCATGTCTCGCATGGTGTCGTTTACTGCGGATGGGAGCATCCCCTCTGGTGCGCCATCTGGAGGAGTAGCGTTGTTATTAGCAGGGGTTAGAGAATACTTTGTATATGCCATGATTTTCCTTACTGTTGTTCTGTTTGAAATTCACCAGATAATAAGCCTCTTAGTCCTGTAACAGGTACATTATAAGATCTTGGTTGGAGTTCTGGCATCCTTCCAAGGCGCATCTGTGCTGCTAGGTTTTCGATTGCTGTCCTACGCATTGCTTCTGCGCCCATACGAGATGCTGCTGCACCTGCTGCGAATGGTGCGCCTAATGTTGGCTCATACGCAATTGCACCACCTGAGAAGATGCCTGATACAACACCTGTAGGAGCAAAGCGACCATAAAACTTTAATAAGTTTTGAGTTGTGCCACCTTTAGCTGCTTTCTCAATTGCTTCTTGCTCTTGCTTGGTAAATAAGCGCATTTTCTTGTCGTTCTTAGCCAACTGTCGTAACTGTTGAGCCATTGAGTTTTCTGCGCCAGATGCTGTGAATTTAGACTGATCTAACTGAGCATTGTTAAGCATATCCTCAAAAACTTCTGATTTCTTGAGTTTGCTATACGAATCTCTAGCATCTTTCCACATTTTGATTGACTCTTTATTACCGCCAATAATGACAGAATCAGGAGCATTTAGGATGGTGCTATCAAACTCATCTACAAGAATAGAGGCTAGTCTGCGCTCTTGCGGATCTGTGCTTGCTTGTGCGCCTTTGATAATCTTGCGTAAAGACTGTAACTCTGTAAAGTCTTTGGGTGTAGCAGGATTGGTTAATTCTTCAATCGCAGATGCAATCTTAGGATAGGCTTTAGGTGTATATCCTTCTGCCCTCAGATCTTTGCCAATCTTATCCATTCTGTTGATAAACGCATCGGATTGGAATAAAACACCAGACTCAGATGCTTTATTAAACAGATTTGTAGATTCTTGTGCCAACTGTTCTTGTGTTGGTGCGCCTTTGGCTTTGCGAGTAGCTGTTGCGCCAAATGGAGCAGCAGTTGTAACTCCAGCAATCATACCTGCTAGTGGGCTACCTGTAGCTTCTGTAACATATTGTGCGGCAGCAGCCGATGGTGCAGATGCAGCGACTTGTGCTTTTGGTGCTTCTGCCAAACGCTTAGATACTTCTCTTGTAACAGGGCTAACTGCTTGTTGTCCAAGTCTTACTAAAGCAGGTAATTGTGCCAATGTAGAACTAATGCCACCAGCACCTGCCTCAATCATTCTTTCGCCTCTGCTCTCAGGCTCGGCAAGACCCATCTGTGTCATGGCTTGGCTTGCAACTTGGCTAGGCATCTGTAGTCGAGGAATGTCTGTGCCAGCGACCTTGTTTACACCGCCTGAAATCATGTTTACAAGCGTATTTAAGGCATCGCCAATAGGTAGAGCCATAGAACCGACTAATGCGCCTGGTGCGCCTCCTATTGCGCCTCCAATAGCTGCGCCTGGAACTGTTTGAGCCATGCCTCTAGTAGCAATTTCTGCTGTGCGAGCCAATGTGCCTTTTTCTTGCTTGGTCTCTACATTAGCCTCATCGTATAGTTTCTTGGCAGCTTTATTGATCTCTGCCTCAGACATAGAGTCAGGAAACTCGACTTGCCCTACTTTTGGAATGTCAATAATCATTCTACTTTTCCTGTAGCTGGATTAAATCTTTTAACTTTGCCTTGTGGAGCAACTGGCGAAATAGGTGCAATTCTGTAGAAATCCACAATATTAGCCATATCAGGGTTTTTACCTAAAATGTCTAATCGTCTGTTGTATTCACCAACTGTATATTGTGCGACTCGTTTAGAGGCATTGGCAATTTGCTTAATCTCAGCAGGTGTCAAGCTGTCAATATCACCAGAAAATGCTCGTTCAGCCAACTTGCCTTCGGCTTCTGTAATCTGACCTTCGCCTCGCATTGACTTACGACCTTGTAGTGTAAGTTCTGCAAATCCACGAATGGCTTGACGAGTATTAGCAATAGTTTCTTCTGTATCACGACCAGTAACACCTAATGTAGATCCTAACTGAGCTAATCTCATTCTTGGTGTTGCTGCTGTTCCAGAAATAATCTTATTGGTGTCTACTGCACTAATGACTCGATCCGCAGCATCAATTTGTAATATAGAACCTTGAGCTTGTGCTTGAGCATCTTTGAGAACAGGCGCAATCTGAGCCAACCCTTTGCCCGTATCCACAGAAATATTTGTGGAGGGAGTTTTTCGTGCAAGGAAATCTGTAAATGATCCCTTGAATCCGTTTTGGACTGCAAATTCATATTCTTTTACCGATGATGGTGATTTATCTTCTTTAGACATTAGCTTTAATGCCTCAATTGGACTTTCCATCGCTGCTGCTTCTACTAATTTGTTTTCATCAATTGTTAGTCTTGTTGGCAAATTGCCACGCAATGCTGCAACAGTTTCTGGAGCAGCCATATCACCACCAAACTCAGGGCGAGATAACATCTCTAACTGTGAGCCTTGACCTGTAGCCATTGGGATTTGTTGTGGTGTTCTTGTAAATGCGCTTCTTGCTAGTTCTTGGGCTTGCCTTCTACGCTTAAAATCCTCTAACTGCATCCCTGTAACCATCTGCTTGAGAGTGCGGTCAAATGCTTGGTTGTAGCCTTCTGATCCTGCGCCCAACATACCAGCCAATACTTGACCTGTGCTAATAGGTTGTCTTGTTTGACCAGTCATCGACAAAGCAGAAATAGCTGCATTTAACAATGCTTGCTGACCTGCATTACCTCGCATCCGATCAATTTCGGTCTGAGGTAAAAAAGCAGAATAGTCTGGTTGCTGACCGAATAAAGCTGATAGATCAATTGCCATAATTTATCCTAATAAAGAATTTGGATTTCTTGCTCTTTGTAGAGCTAGTAAGTTATAAATGCCTGAGTAATCTACTGCGCCTTGTGGCATCCTATTCATAGCACCGCCCATTTGTGGCAATGCTTGTGCTTGTTGCTGACCTCCACCAAGAAGTCCTGTAGCTAATCTTGCACCTTGGATGGCTTGCATTGGAGATATTTTCATTGGCAATGCTTTGGCTGCCTCTGCTCCTGCTGTTGCAATCTGAGCATCTATTGCTGCCATTTCGCTAGGCAAAGTTGTTGCAGGAACTACATTACCGCCAGGAGTTAGCGTTGCTTCTGTAGAGTAATCAAAGATTGGTGCGCCTTCTGATACTGTTGGCAAACCAGCCAACACATCACCGCTTGCACCAGCAGTTCCTAATCCGCTTTCTCCAACAAGACCTAACTCTGCTGCTGTGCCTGCATCTAAGCCAACAAAACCAGCACCACCGCCTAATAAAGATGTTCCTGCTGGAATACCTGTATTGGCTGCTGCTGCCATGCCTGCTGTAACACCGCCTTCTGCTAGTGCTGCTGCATCTAACAATGCTGCTGCCTCTGCTGCTTGGGCTGCTGCCGATCCTGCTGCTGCTGCTTCTGCTGTTGTTGCACCTGCTGCGACTGCTGAGTTTGCTGCTGCTGTATAAGCTGCTGCGCCTGCTGCTGTTAATCCAACAGTAACCCATCCACCAGGAATCTCTCGATTAACAAAAGTGTCTACTTCTGCTAATCCGCTACCAATAGCTGGACCAGGATCAATATCTGCTAAAGCTCCAAGAACTCCACCGCCACCGCCATCTGTTCCAAGAGCAGACGAAATAGGGTCTGTAATGGCTGAAACAATGCCACCGCCACCACCGCCTTGAGGCTTAATCTTGCCATCTCCACAATGCTCAAAAGCATTTTGTGGCAGATCTGGGATCTCCATCAATGCACAGGCTCTGTTGTTGAATCTCATAGTTTATGTTCCACTAATGTCTGTTTTTCTACAAATCCAAGTCGTTTTGTTAGTCTTGCAACAGAGTTTCTGACATAGCCCTGAACTTTTGTTGCTCCAAATGCTTTAAACAATAAACACAACTGCTTGTATGCCTCTTGGTTGGTTACAAACTTACCACCATAAGCGCATATAAAAGCCACTTTTTGTTTCGGATATTGAACAAAAGATATAACTATGACACCTTGTATTTTATCTTGTTCTACACCTACAAATAAGTGTAAATGCTCATTGATTAAAGAACTTTTCAAATCTTCTACATCGTATTCATCGCACTCACTTTTGATAAGTGCATCGGCAATATAGCCCTCAATTACAGCCCATTCAGACTGTATTTGTTTTGGGCTATATCGCCTTACTAGCAATTAAAAGAAACCGCCTAATAAACCGCCACCAATAGCACCAATTGCAGGTGCTGCAAATGACGATCCAAATGTTTGACCAATTACAGGGAACGCTTGTCCTAACGCATATCCACCTAGACCGCCAGCCAATGCTCCACCTAAAATGCCAGCAGATCTGTTTTGGAATGTTGGCGCTGTTTGAGTGGTTGTGCCATAACCGCCTAATGGAGTGCCATAGACCGATGACAAGAATCCTTGTAGTTGTTGAT